TGCTTGTAGACCCCCTCAGATACGCTCACAGAGCTGCTCATAGGGCGTTAATTATTAGACGGTCTATGCCAGAGCTTCGAGAGCTGATAGATAAGTCAAGGGAGTTATACCCAAAAGCATTTCCGGGTTGTAAGTACCGGGAAGTAGAAAAGCTTTGGAACTTTCCAAGCGGAGCTAAAATAGAGTTTGGTTTCCTTGAACGTGATGCAGATGTATATCGTTATCAAGGTCAAGCATATAGTTGGATAGGTTTTGACGAGATTACTCACCTACCAACAGAGTTTGCTTGGAACTACTTAGCTTCACGACTAAGAACAACAGATAGCGAGATAACGCCTTATATGCGTTGTACTGCTAACCCCGGTGGCGTAGGTGCTCACTGGGTTAAAAAAAGATATATAGAACCTTCAGAACCTGATACTACTTTTTTAGGTAAAGATGGTTTAACAAGAAAGTTTATACCGGCTCGTTTAGAAGATAATCCATTCTTAGCAACGGATGGAAGATACGAGCAAATGCTTAAAGCTTTGCCCCCAACGCAACGTAAGCAGCTATTAGAAGGTAATTGGGACGTAAACGAGGGGGCAGCTTTTACCGAATTTAGTTTAGAAGAACATGTAATACCACCTTTTGAAATTCCAATACATTGGGATAGGGTTAAAGGTATTGACTATGGCTATGCCAGTGAGTCAGCTTGTATATGGGCTACTATAGATCCTAGTGACGGTACATTAATTGTTTACCGTGAACTATATCAAAAAGGTCTAACAGGCGAAGATTTAGGTTATAAAATTACAGAACTAGAGTTACAAGACCCTATGTCTGTACAAGGTGTTTTAGATACCGCAGCTTGGTCTAGAACAGGTACTACAGGCCCTACAGTCGGAGAAACATTAGTACGACAGGGCCACAAGCTACGCAGAGCAGATAAAAACAGAATACAGGGTAAGATTCAGATTCACGAATACTTGAGGTTGCAGCCAAGCGGACGACCAAGATTACAGATTTTCAGTAGCTGTCCTAGCCTGATACGCGAGCTTCAAGGCATTCCTTTAGATAAATCAAACCCTGAAGATGTCGATACTCATGCGCCTGACCACGCATATGATGCCTTACGGTATCTTATTATGTCTAGGCCAAGAGTAAACGACCCACTAGCTCAGTTAAGGCATATACGTCTTGAACAAGCTTATACACCTGCAGATGCAGATTTTGGATATTAATATATGGCAGAAGAAAATAGCTTAACAGCAAACGAGCTATACTTTGAGCAAGTAGAAGACGAGCAAGGATTACAATTGACTTTAGAAGAGTCATTGCGTAATAACTTTGTTGGTCTTCTTATGGATCGTTATGAGCAAGCTGAAAGTGCTAGAGACTTAGATGAGGGACGTTGGTTAGATGCTTACCATAACTACCGTGGTCTTTACGGTAAGAATATTCGTTTTAGAGAATCTGAAAAGTCTAGAGTATTTGTAAAAGTAACTAAAACAAAAGTATTGGCGGCTTTCGGACAATTAGTAGATGTTATTTTTGGGGCTAATAAGTTTCCTATTGGTATTGCAGAAACTAAAGTACCAGAAGGTATTAGCGAATATGCTCATCTAGATCCGCAAAACCCTATGCCGGGAATTGAAACTACACAAGAAGAACCACAACAATTTCCAGAAGAAAAAGAGGAAAATCCATTTGACGTTGGTTACGAAGGTGACGGGCGTGTACTTAAGCCGGGAGCAGCCTACGGGACAGGAAAGTTTGAAGAAACGTCTATTGAAGAAGCAGTTAGCGACCAGCTTACAGACGGCCCCAGCCCAAACCCACAAGCCCTGCAAGTAAGTCCAGCTAAAGAAGCAGCTAGGCGTTTAGAAAAATTAATACATGATCAAATTGAAGAATCAAATGGAGCCAGCGAAATACGTAACGCTCTTTTTGAATCTGCCTTATTCGGCACGGGCATAGTAAAAGGGCCGTTTAACTTTAACAAAACACTTAGCAGGTGGGAGGAAGATGAAGAAGGATTTAGGAGATATTCTCCAATTGATGTGCGCGTTCCTCGTATTGAGTTTGTCAGCTTATGGGATTTCTTTCCTGATCCTAACGCTACAAACATAAACGAAGCAGAGTACATTTTTCACAGACACAGAATGAACCGTACTAAGTTACGGTCTTTGGCAAAGATGCCATACTTTAGTAAAGATGCAATTCGTGAAGCTCTAGTAATGGGGCCTAATTACGAAGAAAAAGACTATGAACAAGAACTGAAAGATGACCACCGCTCAGAAGAATCAGGGTCAGGACAGTTTGAAGTTCTAGAGTATTGGGGAGTTATGGATGCAGAATATGCTCGCCAAGTTGGTATGGATATACCAGATGAAGTAGATGACCTAGATGAAGTACAAGTAAACGCTTGGATCTGCAACGGTCAAATGTTAAGAGCAGTAATAAATCCTTTTACGCCTTTCAGGTTGCCTTATCATGCCTTTCCCTATGAGCGTAACCCCTATAGCTTTTTTGGCATTGGGGTTGCTGAGAATATGGATGATTCTCAAAAGATTATGAATGGTCACGCTCGCATGGCAATAGACAACCTAGCGTTATCTGGATCAGTAGTCTTTGATGTAGACGAAACTGCTTTAGTAGGTGGTCAAAGTATGGAAATATATCCGGGTAAAGTATTCCGAAGACAAGCAGGAATGCCCGGAACAGCTATCAACGGCTTAAAGTTTCCTAATACTACACAAGAAAACTTACAAATGTTTGATAAATTTCGTCAGCTTGCAGATGAACAAACAGGTATACCAAGCTATTCACACGGTCAAACGGGCGTTCAAAGCATGACGCGAACTGCTTCAGGTATGTCCATGCTACTTGGCGCAGCATCTCTTAATATTAAAACTGTAATTAAGAATCTTGACGACTTCTTACTTAAACCTATGGGTGAAGCATACTACCAATGGAATATGCAATTTTTAGAGTCTAAGTTAGATGTTAAAGGTGATTTAGAAGTAAAAGCCACGGGTACAAATAGCTTGATGCAAAAAGAAGTACGTAGCCAAAGATTAACTATGTTCTTACAGACTGCTCAAAATCCTGCTATTGCACCGTTTATTAAAATGAACAAGCTGATTAGCGAGCTTGCTTACAGCCTTGATCTTGATCCAGATGAATTGATTAATGATCCTGAAGAAGCAGCACTAATGGCTCAAATTATAGGGATGCAAAATAATGTTGGACAAGCAACTGGCCCGGAAGCTGGCCCCGGTGGTGAACAACCCGGAGGTATGGGAGCCGCTGAAGGAGTACCTCCAGAAGGCCAAGACCTTGGAACAACAGGTACTGGCGGTGGCAACATCGGAACTGGAGCTGTTCCGCAGTCAGGGGAGACTGAGTTCTCTGGTTAAGCTAGAGCAATTAAAAGAAAGCGTTAAAGCAGAGATGGAGAGAAAAAATGACAATGGCTAATTTATTAACAGGTAGGCGTAGAGAAGGTAAAGAAGCAGAAGCTATTAAAGCAAATGTAATTAATAACTTAGTTACTATACAAGATCCTACAGATGAAAATTATTCAACAGCTTTAGAGTATTTACAAAACGCTAGTCCTACTATTGTAATGCCAGCCATTCAACAAACAGTTCCTTCAGAAGATCAAAAAGCTATTAGAAATTTAATAGGCGTTAATCCTAAAAAAATTAGATTAAAAGAAGCAGAAGGTGGTTCTATGCTAACTCCACCCGAAATGGGTATGGAAGAAGAAATGCCTGTAGATACTTTTACACCAGAAGTACAGGCTAATGCTGAAAAAGAACAACTTCCAGATGACCAGATGGAAGAAGACTATATGGGTTATATAATTGATCAGTCTTTAGATACTGGAGAACAAGAATATTTAATGAATGCTCTAGAAGCAGACTCACAATTAAGCAATATATTTGACAAGATTGTGATGACTGCATCAGAGTTTTCTGGGGCTGGAGAGGTAGAAGGCCCCGGAACAGGTGTATCAGACTCAATCCCTGCGCGTTTAAGCGATGGAGAGTTTGTTATGACCGAAGCAGCTACTAGCGAAATCGGAGCAGATAACCTTCAGACAATGATGGATGATGCAGAACGACGATTTAGTGGTGGTGAGATGCGTTCAACTTACCAAATGGGTGGGCTATTAGGAACACCTCCAGAACAACAGAAAATGCTTGAGGAAGAAGAAGAAAATCTTATTAATCAAACTATGTTGGGAGCTAACCAAATGCCAAGCCTAATGGGGGGAAGACGATAAAACAATAGTACGGCTACCTTGTAGTATCAAGCCCCAGATTTTAAAGACGTTTGAAATTGGCTACCTTGCAAGAAACAAGCCCCGTAGAAAAGGAGAGTACCATGTCCGAACAGGCATACGAAGAGGAAGAAGTCGCAAATCCATATAATGCACGTAAATCGTGGCACACACAGGAAAGGAAAAAATCTTTAAGTGCTGCAGAAAGCTTGTATTACCCGGAAGACGACGAAGAACCTCAACAGCAGAAGGCTACCCGAAGAAAGGCCCCTTCTACTGAGGATGAACCAAATACTAACTATAAAAAGCGTTACGACGATTTAAAAAAACATTACGATCAGAAACTTTCTGAATTTAAAATTAAAGAGCAAGAACTAATGGAACAGGCTAGAGCAGCCGAACCTGCATATCAAGCTCCTAAGTCTCAAGAAGACCTAGATCGTTTTAGAGAAGAATACCCTGATTTGTATGACACAGTAGAAACTGTAGCTCATATGCGGAGCCAGCATGAAGTAGAAGCATTGCGGTCTAAGCTTTCTGTTATTGAACAACGAGAAGCAGAGATTGCAGCGCGAGAAGCAGAAGCAGCTCTTAAAGAAAGACATCCTGACTTTGATGACATCAGAGGCGACGATAGCTTTCATGAGTGGGCGCAGGAACAACCTGAACAAATACAAGACTGGATTTATAATAATCCTAATAATGTTACTTTGGCCGTTAAAGCGTTAGATCTTTATAAGTTAGAAACTGGTAAAGGACAGGGTTCTCGCAAAAGACGTTCAGCTCGTCAGCAGACAGGTTCTGCAGCAGATATGGTATCTACCAAAACAACCAATGTAGATGCTAAGGAAGCTAAGATCTGGACAGAAAGTGAAATTGCGAAAATGTCCCTTGATCAATTTGATAGACACGAAGAAGAAATCAAAATTGCTATGGAAGAGGGAAGAGTTCGTAGAGGATAATCTTTTCTACTTAGGAGTAATATAACATGGCTTATAACCAATCAGACGCAACATTTGAACAAGGCACTCCCGGTAACGGTAACTTTGCTAGTGACGTATCAGGACAAACTAATCAGTTTTTCCTGCCTAAAGTATATTCCAAGCAAGTACTCAACTTCTTTCGGAAGTCGTCAGTAGCAGAAGCTATTACGAATACCGATTACGCTGGTGAGATTTCTGGCTATGGTGACACTGTACGAATCATCAAAGAACCTGTTATCACTGTTTATCAGTATGAGCGTGGTGCAGATGTAACGCAGACTAAATTGACTGACCAAGAAGTTTCTTTGGTAGTTGATACTGCTAACGCATTTAAGTTCATCGTTGATGATATTGAAACAAACATGTCGCACGTAAACTTCCGCGATGTAGCAACCTCTTCAGCAGCTTACGCTTTGCGTGATGCTTTTGACGAAGGCGTAATTGCTACTATGATCGCTGGTGTTTCTGCTGCAAGCCCGAACCACATCCTTGGTTCTGACAGTGCAACTGACCTTGCTGCTGGCACCTTTGACGGTACTGGTAACTTGGACATCGGTTTTGCTTCAGGCGAGCATGACCCTATTGACGTTCTTTCTCACATGGCTCGTCTCCTTGACGAAGCTAATGTTCCTGAAGAAGGTCGTTGGTTCTTGGCTAATCCTGAGTTCTATGAAGTACTTGTACAAAGTTCTTCTAAGCTCTTGTCAGTTGACTACAACGCTGGTCAGGGTTCCATCCGTAATGGCTTGGTAAGCTCTGGTAAGCTTCGTGGTTTTGACATGTACAAAACTAACAACATTGCTGCAACTACTAACGCTGCAGGTCAATGTCTTGCTGGTCATATGTCTTCTACAGCTACGGCTCAGACGATTACCAGCACTGAAGTAATTCGTGACCCGGATAGCTTTGGTGATATCGTGCGTGGTCTTCACGTATACGGTGCCAAAGTACTGCGACCAGACGCTCTGGTTTCAGCTTTCTACGGAATCGACTAATAAGAACGGGGGGTGTAAAAGCCCCCCAATCTTTATAAGGATTTAAAGATGCCACAGATAGGTAATAATGAAAAGCCAGTAATGTTTAGGAAAGCGATTGTATCTAAGGATAGTCGTTTTCGTAAGGGTTTTGATAAGGATAAGTATCAGGAAAATTATGAGCGTATCTTTGGTAATAAAAATGAATTAGAAATAGCTAGAGAAACTTCTAAGACTTTTAGCATGGAGCAAGACTAATAAGTCTAAGCAAAACGATTAAAAAATTAGTAGCTGAAGTAAAGCAAAAAACAAACTACGGTGGTGTTCAAGAGCTGCCCATGTAGGGGATCGGCTACGATGAAAGAATACAATATAATGAAGGGGGTCAGACTATGTACGGTAAAGATAAAAAGAAAGGTATGATGTACGGCAGTGCCGTACGTAAAGGTAAGATGGGTGGTGGACGTTCTATGTACGGTAGTGGCGGCTATGCTTCTATTGCTGAAATGGAAAAGAAGTGTGGTAGCAAAACTCAAAAGAATACAATGCAATGAAAGTAGACGCTCCTAAAGGCTATCATTGGATGAAAGACGGTAAGTCTTATAAAATAATGAAAGACCCTAAAGACGGTTATAAGCCACACAAAGGATCTAGTAAATCGGTCGATTTTCCAATTAAAAAGGCACACTAATGGCTACATTTTTAAATTTAGCTAATGAGCTTCTTAGAGAAATGAATGAAGTAGAGCTTACGAGTTCTAGCTTTGCTTCTGCTGTAGGTATTCAGCAGCACGTAAAAGATTCTATCAACAGAGCTTATTTAGATATTGTAAATGAGGAACCTCAGTGGCCTTTCCTTGCCGTTAATTTAAGCGGTGAAACTGATCCTATGTACGGAAATGCGTACGTAGAAACAATAGCAGGACAGCGTTGGTATACTTTAAAACCCGCAAGTAGTTCTTTAACCACAGACTATGGCTATGTAGACTGGGATAATTTTTATTTAACAACAGTAGGCGTAGACGGAGAAACAGCTCCTTATATTGCACGTAACCTACGCTTTACTACTACAGAAGCTTGGAAGGACTATAGACGTATTCCAGAAAATCTAGACGACGCAGACACACAACAATACGGTGTACCTGATAGGGTTATTAAAAGCCCTGACAACCGTAAGTTTGGACTAAGTAATATCCCTGATAAAGTTTATCGTATTTGGTTTTATGCTTACTCATTACCTACTGAGCTATCATCTTTTGGAGATGAATTAGTATTTCCTAATACATATAAACCAGTACTGTTAAATAGAGCTAGGTATTATGTATATCAATTTAAAGAAAACCCACAGTTTTCTTCATTTGCACTTGAAGACTATAAGCGTGGATTAAGATTAATGAAATTAAATCTTATTAGTCCTAGCCCCGGTGAATTTAAAGATGATCGCATGAGGTTTGTTTAATGTCACAACCGTTTGGTCTGTCAGCTAAAGGTGGTTTATATACCAGTCTTAACCAGCTTGAAATGCTGGGACAGCCCGGTATTGCATCAAAGCTTACAAACTTTGAGGTAGATACTGATGGAGGTTATCGCCGTATTAATGGTTTTACTCTGTTTGGCGGTAGTTCATCAGTTAGACCTAATGGAGATAATAAAGTATTAGGGATTAGAGGATACGCTGACGGTGTAATAGTTTGTTCAGGAACAGGTATATTTTTTAGTCAAGACGGTACTTCGTGGATTTCAATTGCTAAATCAAGTGTACATAGTTCTGGCGATAATTATTCTACTTTTACAGGACGTAGCGATTTAGCACGTACTGGACAAGGGCAAATAAGCTTTTCGTTTTTTGAAGGTCTTTCTGATTACGGTGAAATTCTTATCTGTGATAATGCAAATAAGCCTTACTTTTTTAGAATGGAAGGTACAGGCGCATTAACTACCCGTACTTTTTTTGCCGGTGAAATAACTGTAGACGGCTCAGTAACTCCTGCAGTAGGTACGATACACGATAAACATTTTGTAGTTGCTGGAGCAGGTAGTGCTGCTAACACAATATACTATAGTCATACAAACGATCCTGACAACTTTACAGGCACTGGAGCAGGATCTATTGTACTAGAAGACCAAGCAGTAGGTTTGGCTAGTTTTCGTGATGACTTAATTATTTTTTGTAAAAATAGTATATTTAAGTTGCTTAACATTAATGATTCTAATAGTATTACAATACAGCCTATAACTAAGAACGTAGGTTGTATGGATGCACAAAGCATTCAAGAAATTGCAGGTGATTTGTTATTCTTAAGTCCTGACGGCCTTAGAACTGTTGCTGGTACAGTACGTATTGGTGACGTTGAATTAGGAACTGTTAGTAGACCAATACAGCCTACTATTAAATCTATAGCAGCTAATATTGATAACTTAGATATTACAAGTGCTGTTCTTAGAAGTAAATCACAGTACAGATTATTTTATAATACAGATGGTACGGCTAATACCGCAGCCAAAGGTATTATAGCTACATTAACTAACGAAGGTTTCCAATACTCAGAAACTTTAGGAATTAAAGCTACTGCTTTAACATCAGATTTAGATGTAGATGGTATTGAGCAAACATGGCACGGAGACACTGACGGTTATATTTATAATCACGATGATGGTTTTTCTTTTGCTTACGGAGGAACTGATGCTAATATAACGTCTTCTTATCAAACACCTAATTTAGATTTTGGTGATGTAGGCACTAAAAAAACTATGAGGTATGTAAGAGTTTCTGTAAGCCCTGAAGGAGGAATACAGCCTACATTACGTGTAAGATATGATTATGAAGATCCTACAATTGCACAGCCTTTAGATTATGTTTTAGATAGTATACCACTACCTAGTATTTTTGGTACAGGAATATTTGGAGCTAATGTATTTGGAGCTGCTTCAGACCCTTTAATCAGACAATCAGTCCAAGGAAGTGGACATACTGTGAGTTTTGTTATTACAAGCACAGATCAACTAGCACCTTATACAGTGAATGGTCTTTATATAGACTACACTCCATCAGGAAGGAGATAATAGATGGCTCAGAGCTATACCAGACAAAGTACATTTGCTGACGGAGATACAATTACAGCATCTTTATTTAACAACGAATATAACCAATTATTTAATGCTTTTGCATATTCTTCTAGCAGTTCTGCTACAACTGGTCACAGACATGATGGTAGCACAGGACAGGGCGGTAATATTCCTCAGATTGGTGATCTAGATTTTAATAACAAAATTGTAGTAGATGCTACTAATAACAGATGGGGAGTATACGTTGAAGTCAGTGGATCAGCAGTCGAGCAAATTCGTATCCAAGATGGAGCTATTGTTCCTGTCACTGACAATGATATTGATCTTGGGACATCCTCACTTGAATTTAAAGATTTGTTCTTGGACGGAACAGCTCATGTCGATACTTTGGATGTCGATGTCAACGCCACGGTTGCTGGAACTTTAGGAGTTACAGGAGCTACTACACTTTCTAGTGATCTAAGTGTAGGTGGTAATTTAACTGTTACAGGCAGTGCAACGATTGCAGGTAACTTAACTTTTGGTGATGCTGCTTCAGATACTGTAGCTTTTAGTGCTGACGTAGCTTCTAACTTACTTCCTAGCTCAGACAACACCTATGACTTAGGTGCATCAGGTTCTGAGTGGAAAGATTTATATATTGATGGCACAGCTAATATTGATAGCCTTGTAGCCGACACAGCCGACATTAACGGCGGTACAATTGATGGAGCAACTATTGCAACATCAGACATTACAGTAGGTTCAGGAAAAACTTTAAATGTTTCAGCGGGTACATTAACTCTTGCAGATAATCAAATTTCTGGTGATAAAGTTGAAGGCGGGACTATTGCCGCTACTACTATTACTACACTTACATCAACTACAGGTAACATTACATCAGTTAATGCCACTACAGTAGATACTACAAATCTTGAAGTAACTACTTTAAAGGCTAAAGATGGTACGGCTGCAGGATCTATTGCAGACTCTACGGGTGTTGTAACACTAGCAAGCTCTGTGCTTACTACTACAGATATTAATGGTGGAACTATAGACGGTGTTACAATTGGTGGTTCTAGTGCAGGTGACATAACTTACGCTAACTTATCTGATGGTACTATTACTATTACTGCTTTTGTAGATGAAGATGATATGTCTTCAGACAGTGCTACGCTTGTACCTACTCAGCAATCTGTTAAAGCTTATGTAGATGCTCAAGTTACTGCTCAAGACTTTGACTTTAGTGCAGATACTGGCGGGTCTTTAAGCATTGACTTAGATAGCGAGGCTATGACTTTTACAGGCGGTACAGGTATTGATACGTCTGGGTCAGGCAACGCAGTTACTTTTGCTATTGATAGTACTGTTACAACTCTTACAGGCTCTCAGACTCTCACTAATAAAGTACTTACTTCTCCTGATATCAACACTCCTGATATTGACGGAGGTACTATTGATGGTACTGTAATAGGCGGTTCAAGTGCTGCAGCTATTACAGGTACGGTTATTACAGGTTCTAGCTTAGATATTTCAGGCGATGCAGATATTGATGGTACTTTAGAAGCTGACGCAATTACTGTAAATGGCACGGCTTTAGGTGAAGTTATTGCCGACACTGTAGGAGCTATGGTTAGCTCTAATACAGAAACTAATATTACTGTTACTTACGAAGACTCTAATAATACATTAGACTTTGTAATTGGTACTTTAAACCAAGATACTACAGGTAATGCAGCAACTGCTACAGCTTTAGAAACTGCCAGAACTATTGGCGGTACAAGTTTTGATGGTACAGCAAACATAGCCGTAGCTTTATCAGACACTACTACAGCTCTTGCAACTGCTAGAACTATTGGCGGCGTAAGCTTTGATGGTACTGCTGATATTACTCCTACAACTTTTACAACTGCTACATTCTCTGGAGACGTTAATGTAGATAGCGGTGTTTTGTTTGTAGACGTAAGTGAAAATAAAGTAGGTATTAATCAAGCTTCTCCTGATGTATCTTTAGACTTAGGCTCTAATACAGATGCTGTACATGTTCCTGTAGGTACTACAGCTCAAAGACCCGGAAGTGCAGCAGCAGGTTACTTTAGATATAACACTTCTTTATCACAGTTTGAAGGTTATACAGATTCTTGGGGTGCTATCGGTGGTGGGGGTACTAACACCTTTACTCATGATGTATTTACTTGTGATGGCTCTACTACTGCTTTTACTTTAAGCCAATCTACAGAATCAGAAAACAATCTTATTGTGTTTGTTGATGGTGTCTTCCAAGAACAGAGTGCTTATAGTATTGCAACCTCTGGTGGTGTAACAACACTGACAATGAGTGCAGCACCTGCTAACGGTCGTAAGCTTGTAGTCTACACTGTAGCTGCTGGTGTCTCTGGTTCTAACTTAAACATTGATACTATGACAGGCGATGGTAGCGATACTACTCTTACGCTTTCTATTAATCCTGTTAACGAAAATAATACACAAGTATTTATTGATGGTGTATATCAGAGCAAAGCTAACTACAGCATCTCTGGAACTACTTTAACATTCTCTACAGCTCCTCCAACTGGCAGCTCTGTAGAAGTAATGACAATGACTCAGACAGACATTAATGTCCCTGTAGATGGAACTATTACGTCTGCTAAGTTGTCTGGTGATCTTGTAACTCCCGGTGCTTTAGACGTTACCGGCACAGTGACTGCTGACGGTTTGACTGTTGATGGTAATGCAACATTCACCACAGCCGATAACACTGCACAGGTGGCTCTTGTTTCTACGGATGCAGATGCCTCTGACGGCCCAATTCTTGAAATGTTTAGAAATTCTTCTAGTCCGGCAGATGATGACGACTTAGGAATCATTAAGTTTTTCGGAGAAAACGATGCCAGTGAAAAAATAGAATACGGGATTATTGAGGTAAAAGCAGTTGATGTTTCTGACGGAACAGAAGACGGCTCTATAAATATCACAGCAATGTTGAATGGAACCGCAAGGTCAAGATTGTTTTCCAACTCTACAGAAACAGTCTTTAACGAAGGGAGTCAAGACTTAGACTTCCGCGTTGAGTCTGATAACAATAGCCATGCTCTGTTTGTTCAAGGTTCTGACGGCAACGTCGGTATTGGTACGACGAGTCCAAGCAGTACGCTTCACCTAAGTGCTTCAGCCCCAATTATTACATTGACAGATTCTGATACTGGAGCAGTAAGCAGCATCAGTGCTTCTTCTGGTGAAGGTTCTTTATTTATTGACGCTGATTCTGGCAACGCTGTTAGTAACACAAGCATGCGGTTTAGGACAGACGGCACAGAACGCATGCGCCTTGATGCAAGCGGTAACTTGCTGGTGGGACAGACGACTGCTAGTAGCAACACTGTAGGCACAAGCCTTCGTTCTGATGGTCGTAACTTCTACTGTGCTGATGGAAATTATTCTGGTCACTTTAATCGTAAATCAAGCGACGGAGCCATTGTCCACTTCGCTAAAGATGACACTATTGGAGGTAGTATTTCTGCTAAAGACGGAGATATTGCTATTGGTACAGGTGATACTGGATTTAGATTTATTGATGGGTCAGACGCAATTAGTCCACATAACATTTCTACCAATGCAGGAAGAGATGCGGCGATAGATTTAGGTACTTCTGGCGGGCGCTTCAAAGACCTCTACCTGTCAGGCAAGGTGCATCTTCAGTATCCCGGCAACAGTTACTATGGAAGAGTTGAAATAGACTCAAGCACTAATTTGATATTTGGTGCAGGGCCAAACGGCTCTGAAGGTTTTAGGCTTGATAGCTCTGGCAACGTCTTGGTAGGGAAGACTGTAACGTCTTTACTTACTGCTGGTATAGCTCTTAATTCTAATGGATCTATTTACGCTACGGCTGATGCAGAGCGTCCGTTAATCCTCAACAGAGA